AACAAGTCCAGGTCTAAGTGGTACAATAGTGCTATCAAAATGTGCAAAACTGTAAAGTTCACTATAATGTAACTTATAACCCATAGGCTCTAATAATCTTTTCAGCCATTTGTAACCTTTCATATTTCCTGAGTTACTGACTTGATACAACAAGTCTGTTCCTACTCTTACAATGTTTGGTGCATCGAAACAAATTTCATGATCTAGTAATGTTGCAACATCTAAATTATCAAACTGATACATATCGTCATGTAATTTAGGTTTAGGTGCTTCTAACCATAAGGCACCATCTTCAAATGCTTCATACATTATATCTTCGTATAAATGTTTTGCTTCAAAATACCTTGCTCTAACAGGAGTAGGTGTTTCTATTAACATATCTCCTAAAGGTAATATTAAATCTCTTGGACACCAACTGTACCAGCCTTTGGTGTTCCAACCTTGTCCTATATCATAATTTAAATTTTCCCAATCAACTATTTTAGGGCGGTGTACAATTACACCCATGTCTGCTAAAACTTTTGCAAGTCCATCTGCATCTTCATTTGCTTCATCTATTACCCATTGAGGATATACTCCCTCTAATGGTTTAATTTGTTCTTCTGGGTAAGGTGCGTAACTAAAACTTCTTGCTGAAATATCAGTTGCTATTCTGCTGTGGTGGGCATGTCCAACGATTATTTCCTCTAATTGGTCCCAATCGTTGTGGGAATTAACTATCATTATGTCTCCTGTAAATGTGTAATACTATTTATTGGAAATAGTTTTTATGTTTTACAGTTTCTGACATAATATTAAAATTGTGTTCACATATAGGTTTTACATTTTGTAAAAAAATCTTTTTATCATTATCTGACATATTTTGTATTTTTATCAATTCTTGTATTGCTGTATAATATCTTTCTATATCATCTTCTATATCGTCGTAACTTTCATCTATCCAGGGGGAAAATGATTTATAACCAAATAATTTTTTCATGTTTTTTAAAAAATGCTGATTGTTAAAAATAATAAAAGGATTTTTAAAATACATATTGTAATATGTTTTTTCAGTTACAAAATTAGTTTTAGGAACCACATAACATTGATTATTATGTGCTGTAAGATTATCTTCTATCACTACACCTAATAAAGATTTTCTATATGTATCAACATAAGTTTTTCCTAATTTAAAGTTAAAATACTTATTTCCCACATATAATTTTTGACTATCGTCTGAAGTATGGCCAAATACATTATTAATATAAGTAGAGTTAATTTCATGTTCAAAACATTCTCTAAGCAAATCTATACTTTTGTGATTTTTATAAAAATTTAATACTAGTTTTTTAAGATTAGGAGTAACTAATTTTCCATAACTATACTTTCCCTCTTGTAGTAAATTAAAATGTTTAAGCATGTGCATTACAATTAATTTAGTGCCTCTTACTGCATTTGCATTTATTTGAAAATTATTTGTAATGTCTAGTTTAGTATTATCAACATTATTAATTATTTTAAGAGCATAAGGAAGAAATAATTGAGAATGTATAATATTAATTTCTTCTTGCTCAATATCTATGTTAGAAGTTAAAAAGTAAATTTGTTTATGGAGTTGTTGTGGGAAATAATTTTTTATTAAAGGTGTATAATTTATGTTTTCCATAAATTCACTAATTACTAATTTATTTGAAGGATCTGCAAGTAAATGCCTAATTAAAAATTTTAATGTTATTTTATTACTTAAAATATCCTCAAATTTATCTTTATCAGATCTTATAAATCCTAAATTTATAATTATAGATTCTTTTGTAATTTTTTTAGATATTAAATTTTTAGATAAATTATTAATAGAAATGTATTCAGTAGTTGTATATTCAGGATAGACATCAAAATATTTTTTTAAGGCTATTGTAAATTCATTTTCAATAAGATAATAAAAATCTTCTTCTTTTTGATTTTCATTTGCTACAATTATATTTTGAAAATGCTTAACAGTCATTTAACCATTCGCTAACACAAACTCTGTAATTACCGCTTACACCTCTGCTAAAATTTTTATGTCTAATATCATCTCCAAGACCAAAAATTACAGTATCAGTCCATACTAAGTCTTGCTCATGACAAATATTTTGATATAAATCTATATATTTGTCCCAATTATAATCTGGGCCAAAATTTTTCATATACTCTACACCCAATGCCATACTATAATTATTAGCCATTTTGACTTCATTAAGCATACTAATACCATCATCTACATAATCTTTTGTAAACCTAATACCAACTCTGTGGTTTTCCAGAGTAAAGAATGGTTTGCTTAAACTACATGTAACTTCTTTTATACAAGGAAAAGCATCTAAATTTATGTGTACATGCTTTGCAATACCCCAATATGCTAAGTCTAAGCACACAGGTATATTATGTGCTACACAGATACGCATTATGTGTTCAAAATCTGGATGTATGCAACCAAAATCACTAAATGGTGCACTTATAAGTAATGCATGTAAGTCTGGGCCATTTAAAACACTTTCGAAATGATGTGGATATTCTACATAATTAAATTCTACATGTTTGCCTAAACAAGCATGATACTGAAAATCTCCTTTCAGCACGTTAATTTGCTTGTCTTTACAATGTCTTAAAATAAAATTATCAAATGCTTGACTGGTTCCTTGAGTATAGTCAGCAAAACCAAACTTATCTAACCCATTTAAATTTTTACTTTCACTAAAATTAATCCAATTACGCCATACATTTGCATATTCTTCTAGTGTAGTTTCTTTAGGCATACCTATACTGTTATGGAAATCTAGTATTTCCTTATTTCTAATAGGTCTTGCTCCTCTAACTGCCGGCATGTATCTATTTATTGTGATATAAATTACTTCAATATAAATTTAGAAGGTGATAAATAGTATATTATGCCAAGATTAAGTTTATGGAATCCAGTAAAAGGAAATGATTACAACTTCATAGATAGAGTTGTGGGCGAACATATCTTTGCTGGAGGTACTGGAGTACATGTACACAAATATTTAGGCGTACATAGTGAAGATGATGGAAAAGATCCTACAAGACCTAATCCTAATAATAGTATGAACGATGAGGTTTTTATACAGGACTTACTATTTTTAGAAAACAGAGATAGAAAATACGATAAAAATATATATGAATTAAGAGGACAATATAATTTAGGCGACAATGATGCTTTTGATCTTACACAATTTGGAATGTTTTTGGCAAATGATACTTTATTCTTTAACTTCCACATAGAAAGCATGGTAGAAGCATTAGGCAGAAGATTAATGCCTGGAGATGTTTTAGAGATTCCACATTTAAGAGATGACTTACTACTTGGTAGTGACGATGCTATAAACAGATTTTTTGTAATTACAGATGCAAGTAGACCTGCAGAAGGTTATGACCCACGTTGGTGGCCTCACTTATGGAGAACAAAAGTAGGTCCTATTACAGATTCACAAGAGTACAGAGATATACTTGGTAGTGGTGAAGAAGAAACTGATTTAAGAAATTTAATTAGCACTTATGCAAATGAAATAAACATTAATGATAAAATTTTAGAACAAGCAGAAAGAGATGTTCCATATGATCCACAATATCGTGACACAACTCATCTATATTTTGATGAAGAAGTTCCAGATAAACCTGTCGTAGGATTAAGTTTTGGTGGTAATGATGGACAACCTATTAATGGTTTAAGTATTGTAGGAAGTGGAGAAACTTTCCCAACAAGTGGTACATCTGATGGAGACTTTTTTCTACGTACTGACTTTAGTCCAAATAGACTATTTAAAAAGTCAGGATCACGTTGGCTAAATGTTGGTACAGATAAAAGAGGTAATTGGTCAGCCGCAAATAGAATATTATCTACATTTATTAATAACGATAATACTACAACAACAAGCGATGGCGAAGCAATGAACGAAAGAGTGAATTTAAGTAAGGTTGTAAAACCGCAAACGGATAATTAAAATGAGACTAAAAGACATAACACCAAAACGTATAGTTAAAGAAAACGAAGAACTTATTTCTAAGTTAGAAGATAAGAAGTTTGATTTAGAAATGGCTTTAAGTCGTGCCAGAGAAGAAACTAAAAATATAAAATATGCAGATATGCATATGGAAATAATAAATGCTGTTTCTAATATTGCAGAAGAAAACGGTATTGAAATGGACGAATATAATATAAATCAAGTCTATCAAGCAAAAAATAAATTAGAAAGTGCAATTTATCAATTAGAAGAAGATTTTGAAGAAGCAATTAGAGATATTTCAAATAAAATTGACGAACTAGAATACAGCGAAGATTAATATGGCAGGAAAAAATTTAGATTACTGGTATGATGAACAGATTAAAAGGTATCTTATACAGATAATTAGAATCTTTTCAAATTTTAAAGTAAGAGAATATACTGACAAAGGTGTTAATTACAATAGAGTACCAGCAAGATACGGAGATAGTAGCAGAATGGTTGCTAGTATTTTGCGTAATAATTCAGAAAATATTATAAACAGTTCTCCTTTTATTGCAGTTACTATACAAAGTATCCAACCAGCAAGAGATAGAACACACGAACCTTTTCTTGTAGATACACAACAGGTAGCAGAAAGAGAATTTAATAAAGAAACAGGTGCTTATTCTACTGAGCAAGGAAATTTATATACCACACAAAGATATATGCCAGTACCATATAACATGACTATTAATGTTGATATATGGACAACTAATACAGATACAAAATTACAAATTTTAGAACAAATATTTGTACTATTCAATCCTAGTATTCAACTACAATCAAACAGTAATCCTTTAGACTGGACAAGTGTATTTGAAGTAGAATTAGCAGACATAAATTGGAGTAGTAGAAGTGTACCAGCAGGTGTAGATGAAAGTTTAGACATATCTACAATGTCATTTACAAGTCCAATATGGATAAGTCCTCCTGCAAAAGTTAAAAGACAAGCAATTATACAAAGAATAATAAATGATATACATTCTACTCCTGATATTGGAGAACTAGGATATAGCGAAGACTATGCAGACTTTTTTGGACCAACTGCAGAGTTGGCAGAAGTAGTTGTTACGCCTAATGATTTATATTTGCAAGTTACAGGTAGCACAGCAAAATTAGTAAATGCTAGTAATGTGGGTCAAAAATGGTCAGACATTATAGAAATGTTAGGCGAACTTAAAACAACAAGTAAATTAAAATTAAACATATCATCAGATACAGATAATGAACTAAACATGCTAGTAGGAAGTGTAACAAAAAATCCAGTTGACGATACTGCTCTTATATTTAATTTAGATACAGATACTTTACCTGTAGATACATTAACAGATGTAGATAAAATTATAGACCCTACAACAAATTATCCTGGAGACGGAACATTAGCGGCCGCTTCAACAGGGCAAAGATATCTTATAACAGAGCAAATAGATGAAATTGGTTATCCTAATTGGGGAGTAGATGCACAAGAAAATGATATTATTACATATGATGGTTCAAAATGGTCTGTAGTATTTGATGCAAGTGCTAATTCAGATACAACACATTTTTTACACAATACATTTACATCCAAACAGTTTAAGTGGACAGGCGTAGGCTGGATAAGTAGTTATGAAGGCGAATATAGACCTGGCTTCTGGAGACTTGTATTATAATGAAAACCACAGCGGCAGGAGTTGTATTTCTTGCCAAAGACACAGGCAGATGTTTACTACAACTCAGAGAAGGAACAAAAAGATTTAATCACACTTGGGGGTTCTGGGGAGGTATTATTGAAAAGGGAGAAACTCCTTTTGAATGCATACAAAGAGAATTAGATGAAGAAATAGGCTTTGTTCCAGAACTTCAAAAACTTAATCCTATAGACGTATATCAAAGTAAGGATAAAAACTTTTACTATTACAGTTTTGTCTACGTTGTAGATCAAGAATTTATGCCTCCAAAATTAAATGGTGAGAGTGCCGGATACGCCTGGGTAAACATAGGACAATGGCCAAAACCACTACATAATGGTTCTAAAATTACACTTTTTAAAAATGGTGGCACAGAAAAACTACACACTATATTAGAAATCAATAAAGAATAAATAATAGTATGACCAAAGGCGAAATCATAGATTTTGAGGTCTTGCGAATACAAAATGATTTGGATAACTTTCAGCGAACTAACACAATACCACATACTATATTAGAAGGCACATTTGATATAGAAGAAATAAAGGATGTTTTTTTAAATAAACTTCC